TACAGGTCAAACAAATCAACAAACAACACAAACTTTAACTGACCCTTCTCAATATGTACAGGCTCAAGTCGGTGCTGCGGTTACTCAACCTACATTACCGACAGGTACGGCAGTTACCCCTGGATTAGCATTACAACAAGTAACACCAAGTACATTACAAACAACTCCTGGATTAGAAGGTCAAGTACAGGCCGTTACCCCCACACCTACTGTAGCCCCAACAATTCCTACAACAGAAGCACCAAGTGCTACACAAATTCAACAAGCCCAAGTAACTACTGCCCCTCAATATCAAGCAGTCACCACTGGTGCTGTACCTCAAATGGTAGCAGAGACAGGTGTTGTCACACAACCGATGGTGGCGGCTCAAGAAGACTTAACAGCCTTACCACCGGAAGCAACCGTTCAAGGTCAACTAGCTAATATTTCCAAAGCCATAGAACAATCTGTATCTGAAGGTAAACCTTTACCTGCTTTTGCTCAAGGTGCAAAAAGATTAGTCGATGCCGCCATGCAACAGCGAGGTTTAAGTGCATCGAGTATTGCCGCTGAGGCTTTAGCAACAGGTGTCTTACAATCATCTATTCCAATTGCTCAACAAGATGCACAATTTTATCAACAAGCAGTATTTCAAAACTTAAACAATAGACAACAAGCTGCCGTTTTAAATGCTCAACAGTATTTCCAAATGGATATGGCTAACTTATCCAATAGACAACAAGCAAGTTTAACAAACATACAATTAAGACAACAGTCTATGTTATCTAACCAAGCAGCAGAAAATGCTTCACTACAATTCAATGCACAGAGTCAAGCACAAACAGACCAATTCTTTTCGAGTTTACAAACACAAATTGCTACTAACAATGCAACAAGACAAGATGCAATGAAGCAGTACACTTTAGCTGAAGCTAATAAAATTGCCGCTCAAAATGTACAAAATGAAATTGGTGTATCAGAAGCCAATGCTCAAAGAGAAGCTACTATCAATCAGTTTAATGCTCAACTAGAAGACCAAAGACAAAGATTCAATGTAGAGAATCAGAGATTAATTGACCAATCCAACGTAACATGGAGACGTAGTATTAATACAGCAAACACTGCCTCTATTAATGCGGCGAATCAAACAGATGCACAAAATCTTTTAAACATATCTAACTTCGGTTTATCTGCACTATGGCAACAATGGAGAGATGAGGCCTCTTGGATTAATACAGCATCAGAAAATTCAAAAGACAGGGCCCACAATATTGCGATGGCCGCTCTAGAAAGAGAAGCAGAATTAGAATTATTAGACGAAGAATCTAAAGGACAACTAAATACTATTATCGGAGCAATAGGTTTAGAAATATTTAGTAAGGCAATATCATAAGGAGTAAACATGGCTTTAGGAATCGGTGAAATATTAGGAATAGGGGCGAGTATATTAGGTCGCTCATCAGCTAGTGCAAAATCAGGAATGACTGCCGCAGAGGCAAAGCTAGCCTATGATTTTGAAGACTATAAAATGACTATAGGAAAACCTGAACAAGCTGTTCCTGTTAAATTTGGACAATCTTCAGCCCAGTATTCAGAGTTTTTACAAGCGTGGGATAATTTTTTAAATAACGATTATGCCGAAATGGCTAAAAGGATAATAGGGTAATGGCATTAGAAAGACAACAAAATCCTTTTGACGCACCTATTCCTGGGCAATCTTTAACAGATACACCCAAGAACTATGTGTGGGAAAATCCTCCAAGATTTACCAACAAAGAAGATGCGGCAAATTTTATATGGCAAAGACTTCACCGAAAACCTACATTAACAAAAATTATTTTAATGTTAGAAACAGGTATGTCTGTAGAAAGTATTACACGAGTAATCGTATTTTCTGGATTCGTAGAAGGTGAGTTTAATGTAGACTTAGCTATTATCATTACACCTGTAGTACAAAAAATGGTACTAGCTATTGGTAAAGCCGCAGGTATAGAGAAGATTAAATTAAGTAAACCAAAAGCAAAAGAGACAAAACAACTCTTAAAGAATTTATATAAAACAAGAAACTTTGCTAGAGATATAAACGATATGGAAAAAAATAAAAAGAAACAAGAGGAAGAATCAGAAGAAGAACCAAAAGGTTTAATGGCAAAGAAGGGAGATGAATAATGGGATTGCTTAGTTCAAAAACATTAAGGCAATTAGCTATAGGTGCAGGAACACAATTAGCGTATCGTATGGATGAAGCTAGAAAAAGTGGCGAACAAGGTTTAGAAGAATTAAAGGTAGCTAGAAAAGAAGTAGATGAGGAAGTAGCTAATATTAAAAAGAATTATGATTCTGCTTTAACTGTTGGTGCATCTGTTGGTGGTGGAACATTTGCTAATTTCTTGTTTGGAACAAATGATATTGAATATATCGCAGCTCTTGGACAAATGGCCCCTGATAATAGAAACGATGCTATTTCTGAATTAAAGAAAAATTTTGAATCTTTACCTAAAGAAGAAAGAGATAAGTTTGAAGACTATACAAAAGTATCTAAACAAAAGTTTGCTTCAGATATTAATTCTTCTAAGATTAAAAATGGATTACAGGTTACAAACAATATGGGTACAAACACTACAAACTTTTTATCTAAGTTAATGTTTGAAGCACCTAAAGATATAAAAGAAAAACAAGAAGCTGTTGTATCAGGATTCCAAGAACCTGAAATACAACCTCCTACTCCCGTAACAGGTGGTTATGAAGCTATTAGACCATCAACATCAGCTATCACTATTGACCAAGGAGATATATTATCATATTTAAAAAATACAATTGACACCTTAGGTTTTAGTGATAAAGAAGCAAGAGCAAACTTTGAAGCTGACTACAATACCTTAGTGACAGGAGACCCTGCATCTAAAGCTAGGGTAGTACAGAAGTATTACTATCCAGTTTATCAAACTAAAGTGCCAATATCACCTACCTCATCCGTATTAACGGGTCAACCCGATGTAGCGGAAGATTGGCAAGATTATTTTAAACCGAATTACACAGACACTAGTACTTAGGAGATATAATGCCTAATATAAGGATGCCCGATGGTATAGTCGTTAAATTTCCTGACGATATGCCAAAGGAAGAAATACAAAAATTAATAGAGGATAAGTATAAAACTCTACAAAAAGAAGACAATCAAGATAAAGAACTTGATGATGAATCTATTGGTATTGGTGAATCAATAACTGATAAATCTACTACACTTGGTTCTCGAGTGTATAACATGTATAGGTATGGCATCGAATCAGGATGGAACGCCTATGAATCTACAGCACAACAAGCCTTTGCAAATATCCCCGGATTATTTTTAACAGCAGAAGAACAAAAACAAGCTAGACTAAAAGATGCACCCAAAGAAGAGGGTGGCAGATTTAAAGCTATGCTTTCATCATGGTATGACTTCCATAAAGACCAACAAGAAAAAGACGAAGCACAAATGGTGGAAGCTAAAAAGAAAGCAGGTACAGGGTTTACGCAATCTGTTATTCAAGGATTAGCACAAACACCAGGAACAATTGCTCTATACGCACCCGCAGTAGTAACAGGCGGTCCTGTTGGTGGATTTGCAGGTATGAATATGTTATTAGAATCTGAAAAGAAAGAAGGCGAAACAGGTTTTGAATATGCAAAAAGAGTAGGACTTGCAGGTGTAGAAGGTGGGCTAAGTGGTAAACTATTGCAAGGCTTAAATATGTTTGGCATACCTACAAGATTAACAGGTATGGCTTTAATGGGTGCTTCAGGACCTGCAGAAAATGCAGAAGAAAGAATTGCCAATGCTACAACATTTGCTGTTCTAGGTTTAGTAGGACCTAAATTAACAGCACAAAGTAAAATAGATACTGTTGTTGAAAACTTTGGTAATAAAACAAAAGAATTTTTAACAACACAAAAGAATATAAGAGAAGCAGAAAAAGCTATAAGCAATACTGAGAAATCTCTAGCGGCAATTATTGACCAATATAATTTATATGAAAAGAAAGTTGGGGATTTAAGTATACAACAAAAAAATATCACTGCAAAAAAAGAAAAAGCAAAAAGTGAAGAAAAGAAAAACGAATATGATACACAAATAAAAAATATTAGTACAGAAATAAACTCTTTAAATTCTCAAAAAGGAAAATTAAAAGATGATATGGAAAGTATTAGTGCTGTCATAAGAGACCACGGACTATTCTCTACAAAGTTTATGAGAGACTTTGATATGGTTGCATCACTAACACCAACAGAAGCTAAGTTAGTATTAGTTGGTGGTAAAGAAATTACAAGAAATAGAAAGAAGAAAAATGCTGAAGGTAAATATGAAATAGTAGAAGAAAATATAACTATCCCTGTAGCTAATACAAAAAAGATGACACCTATAAAGGCAGATACTTTATGGGAAACTGCTATGAATCTCTTTACAAAAGGTGGAAGAAGACAGGCATTACCTGCAAAGTTTTTAGGTGATTATCCTGTAGCAAAATATGGAGTGGATTTAGTAAGTAAGTATGTTATGGAAGTCAATTACATGACTCAATTATTTTTAGAAAATCCTAAAGCGTTTCAAACATCTAAGATAGAAAAGGTATCGGGATTTAATCCAATGCGTTATTCAAGTCTTACACCATCCGAAGGTGGTGCGTTAGTTCGTTGGAAAAGATTATCAACAAATGAACAACTAAAAGTAATTGAAACAATGAAGACTTTAAATGATGAGTATACTCTATATAGAAAATTAAACAAAGAAGAAAGACTAAAAGACGATAGGTTTGATAATAAAACAGGGGAAGCTACACCAGGATATGTAGGTACATTTGGCTTATCACAAGAAGGTATTGTAGCCATGAAAGATATTCAAAAATCTTTTGATGGAATACAAAAAATATACAATGATTTTGCTATTAACTATGGTGGAAAGAATGTTTCTAAAATAAATAAAAGACCAAATTATTTTCCACAAATATACCTAGGTCAATATAAAGTATTTGTAAACACCAGTAAAGGTGATTTGGTTGGTGTATATGGTGCAGATAATATAAAACAAGCTAATAGGATTAAAGATGATTTAACAAAAGATAATCCTGAATTAACAATTAATGTCCGTAGTAAAACTGTAAGCGAAGTTAAAGACTATTCCGCAGAAATGTTTCAAGACATTATGCAACTTGCCAATAGAAATAAAACAAATCAAAAAACAATTGATGCTATTGATAAATTAGTTACTAATATTTACAGAGAAAAAGGATTCAATATCCGTAAGATGACTAGAAAAGGAAAGGTTGTTGAAGGATATTTGGGAACATATGGAAGTTCTAGAAAACGATTACAAGATTTTGAAAAAGCAATCACTATGTATATCAATGGTGGTATTCAAAGTGCTTTTAGAATGAAGTTAGCAAATGACTTTACAACATTTTATAAAACCCCTATATCCAATAATGTCGGTATTAGAGGGCAAAAAACAATAGCGGATATTTACCCTACTGATTTCCAATTAGCAGAAACTGTAAGAAAAAATGCTACAGGATTACCTATTAATGAACTTGTAAAACAAATGAGAGGAAGTCCAATAGGGTCTCAGCTAGAATCTGCTATAAGTAAATGGTATATTAAATCTGCAAACTTGGCTAATACTTGGTTCTTGTTAGCATTGAATCCTAGATTCTTGATGTTACAGGGAATACAGCCTCTTCAAATGTTACCACATAAATTAGCAGGAATGTCAGCAGAAATAAAAGGTAGTAATATGATTGACGCTACTGCTCACGCTTACTACTCTGTTGCTTTAGGGATGATGCGTACATTTAAACCTACGGAATTTAACATTGCTTTAAATAAATCTGCAGTTAGACAGGGAGTTATTACAGAGGCTATGTTAAAAGAATATCTTGGTGAAACTTATTATTCTAAAGGGAAGATTAACCCTAAAGGATTGGGTAAAAAGATATGGGGTACTATTAAAGGTACTGTTCCTGCAGGATTTATGGAAAGATTTACACGACTACAAGCAGTTAATACAGTCGGTGAACATATGTTATCATTAGGCTACAGTAAAGAATTTGTGATTAAACAAGCACCATATCTTGCAAATAAATTAATGGTGGAATATCACGCATCTCAAAGACCTCTTATCTACAGTATGGCAGGTGCTATATCTAGACCAGCAGGATTATTTAAAACCTATGCCCACAATTGGTATGCACAAATGGCAGAGGCTATTCAAAAGGCAGAATTTAAACAGCTAACTATCGGTAAAAGAAAACTACCAATACCAATACCTAAAGGACAAACGACACAACTAGCAAACTTTGTTGCAAGTCAAGCTATCTTTGGTGGACTAAAAGGTGTTGTGGGAGTTACATTTATTGATGCTTTAGTTAAAGGATTAAATGCTACAGGATTAACAAACATGAGTACACTAAGTGACCTATTGATTAAAATGGGATTACCTGATGTGTTCTTCTTTGGCGGTCCTTCTACTGTAGTAAATGCTGATATGAGTAATTCTTTACAAGCACCAACTACAGACCCAACAGAACTTATAACTTTCCCTAGCTTAGAGTTTTCTTTTAATGCAGCATCGGGCATATTAGAACTGTCTAAATATTATCTTAACTATAAGTTAGGTGAGCAACTAACAGGTGAACCTTTACTAGACATGACACCTATTCCACCATCTAAAGTAAGAGATGCGTGGAAAAAAGTTACACCAACATCTTACCATGGTTGGATTGAATCATGGTATCAAGGTAAAGATAATCCTTTTTATATTAAAAATTCTATAGACAATTATAAAAGAGACGAGGAAGATTGGTGGACTAGAAAATGGTTGGCTATGAGAAGTTTAAAAGAATCTAAGTATATGACATTTACCTACATGATGAAACAGGAAATGGGAAAAGAGTCTATGGGTAAGAGTGATATAGCAAGACTAATGGCAGAATCTTTTATAAAATTTCAAGGTGATATAGGTCAAGCATGGCAACAATGGATGTATGACTTAGCGGAAGAAAAAGGATTTAAGAATCCTAAAGAATTACACGATGCTATCAAAAGACAATTAAATGGTATGCAACAAGACTTCTTTGATAAGATGTCTAAAGGTGGAATAACAGAACAAGAAATGGACATATACGAACAAGCCGAAAAGAACGGCATAGTGGGGGAGGAATAAAATGTTAGGTGGATTACCAGTAGAAATGGTTACAATGTTAGGCTCAAGCCTATTAGGTGGTCTCATGACCATATGGGGGCAGAGTATTAAATCAAAACAAGAAGAACAAAAGATGCTATTGGAAAGAGCAAACTTCCAAATGAAAGCTGTGGAAAGTGCTAGGACTTATGAGAACAAAGGGTTCCAATGGACTAGAAGAATAATAGCTTTGACTGCAGTATTCTTTGTTATTGCTTGGCCAAAGATTGTTCCTGTACTTATGGACATTCCTGTCATCCTAACATGGACAGAATTTAAACCAGGTTTTTTGTTTTTAATAGAGAAGAAAGAAATATTAATGGACAGGGCATTTGCAGGTGTAGTGATAACCCCTCTCGATACACACCTTATGTCTTCAATAGTGGGGCTATACTTCGGTGGAAGTTTGGTGAAGAAGTAATGGCCGTAAGAAAAAGACAACAACAGGAAGGTCCTGATATTGTCATGAAACAAAAGCCTACATACAAAGAAGTTTTAAGAACAATAGAGGAACAAAAATTAAAAAAAACTGAAACTGAAAAAGCATTAAATTTTATAGACAAAGATTTGTCTTCATCTCAAAAGAAAAATATAATAGAGTATCTAGATAAAATAGCAGATATAGAAAGTAGCGGTGGCACGGATGTGTATGCAGAAGACGCAGAAGGTATATTTCAATTTAAGATATCTGACAATTCTTTTCAAGATGCAAAAGATAGATATTTTAATCTAGCAAAAGACAAGACTCCGATGTGGGCTACTACAGCAAAAACTCCAATGGAGTTAGATTGGGATTCTCAAAGAGCATTGACAGTTGTCAACATGATAATGAGAGACCCGTTAACTATATCGAGAGAGTACCTGATGGACATAGCTAATAAAGGATATAAAAATAATAAAAATTCGTATCACCTATGGAAAAAATTCCATCAAGCAGGAAGCACTAATGTAAAAGACGACAGTAATGCACTAAGAAAATTAGGTCTTAATATTAATTTAAACGATTTATAAACCTTTTAATATCTTCAGATAGTTCTTCAAACTTAAACTTAGTTTCGTTTGCTAATCCTATAAGTATATTTGAATGTTTGAAGTCAGGATAGACTTCTTTTAGATGTTTGTATAATAGTTTAGAATTTATTGTCTCTTCATTAATAACTAATTCAAAATCTCTATTTACTCCCAATGAATAAAATCCAATGTCAATTGTATAATCATACTTTCTTCTTACTAGATTCTTCCAATCCGTCATCCTTCCTCTCCTCTAACTTCAACAGTATTTCCATAATTTTATAAACTTCATTATATGGTTTGGTCCATATATACTTTAGTACTTCTTGTCTTTGTTCTTCACTTATTAAATAATTCTTCATTTCTTTTTTTCTCATACTCCTCTGCTAATTTATCTATTTCTGCCATTACTATATCATGTATATCCTCAAAGAAAACTTTCAACTTTGTGTAGGACATATCAAATACATTCTTTTCTTTATACTGTTTTCTTTCAAATTCATCTAGAGAGACTAACAGTTTCCCTGTAAAAGGGTCTTTAACTATTCTCATATTTCTTAATCAACCTTTGCAGATACCACTCTGCTTTCTTTAAATCTTCCACCATATTTTTTTTCTTAAATCTTGTAACATATTTTATCACATTGCCTTGAAAATAATCCATGTCATGAGACTCTATATAATCTGCAGTCTCAATTCCACTTTTATAATAGTCAGGATTAATTTTGTCCATAGGTATTAAAGTCTATTAACTTAGCTATTGGTACTAGGTAACCCCAAGAAGTATTATTATCACCACCAGGAACTTTATTAAAGTTATTATTATTAATTATATTTCTTAGGTCTTCTGTTTTTAAAGTTATATTAAAACAAAACCTATCACCGCTATAAAAATTTATAGTCCACCACTCAGCTTGTGTTGTTTTTATGCCACTCTCTTTTCCTCTACTTTGATATTCACAATAATGATTACCGCTCTTAATCCATTTATCTCTTTCGGATTTTACTTCAGTCTTTTCACCTTGTTGTATTTCAGCTACAACAGTTTCCCCTTGTTTACCCCATTGTAAATCAAATTTAAAATCAGAATTATGTTTCATTAGTTTAATTTTTTCCTCCACTCAGATATATTTAAAACATTGTCTTTACCATTTTTTTGTATCTCTTTACTTTTCTTTTGTATTTCAGCCACACTTAAACCAATTTCATAGACCATGTCAGGGTCATCAAGGGCTATTTGACATAACCCCATAGCTACAGTATAACACATTACTTTTTCTTCAGTGTCCTGTTCGTAATTGGAATGTAAACCACAGGCGAATTTATTATCACCATAAGGCTTAATGACAATAACAACACTATCATTATCAACTTGAACTTTCTTCATAGAATAACTCCTTTGGATTGTTAAGTTCTACATACCAATGGAACTTAGGGTTCTTAGCTTTAGATTGTTGTTGGGGCAAGTATTGAATGTTATCACCCCAACATTTATATTTATACTCACAGAAAGAACACACAGTACCTAAAACTTTATTTCCTGTAGGATTTTTATAGAACAACTCTTCTTCTAATTCAAAACATCTTTCAAAAGGTTCGTCATTCATTAGTGCCTTAATATTTTTATGAACAATATCCATAGCATGTTTTCTATACTGTTCATCGTCTTCAGGTGGGCTACTTAATAGTAACTCACCTGTAGACTTATTGACAACAATCCACCCACCGAAAGGTTTGGTGGTGGCCTCTGAATAAAGATACCCTTGGGATAAGTATCCGAAGACATCGTCTTCTACGAACTTGTCAAATCCACCACCCTTTTCCCCAAACTTTTTCTCAAATGCAAAAGGTGACGCACTCTTAATATCATATACCTTATCATCAATAATGATATCGTATGTACCTTTTATGTCAAAGTATTCTGTATTTAATTTTACATTTTCTTGTACCCCTTGTATATTAGCTTTTACAGTTTTCAATAACATAACTACAACCGCCTCTAAAATATCCCCGAATAAATTTCTTAATTTGTAATTATAGTTATCAAAATTTTTTATTGATTCATCATCAAAATATTTTTTTTCCATTTGTAATTGGCATAGTGGTTTGCCAATATTGGACATCCTAATTCTAAACTCTTTCTCTCTAGCATCTGTGAATTGTTTTTCAATTGCCTTACCACAATCTTCTTTAAACTCAGCAATGAATTCTTTAGGTATGGCAACAGGCCCATTTTGAGCCTGTACCAAAAATGATTTTACTTCTTCTAGGAAAGTCACGCAGACATTTCCTCTAGTATAGCATCGTCATCTAAATCCTCAGGAGAGATTGCTGCTTTATGTTTCTCTCTTAAAGACTTTTCATGTTCACCTCTAACATAATCATTCTCATTCTTCACATAGTCAAGAAAGTTTTTTAATACTTCCTTATCTGAATCAGAGAATTTAACATTCTTATTAGAGTCTTTTATTTGAGCAATGAAGAAAGTTACCGCACCATTTCCTCTAGTATGTTTTTCCGTACCTGTAAAGTCAAGTACAGAATTGTACATAATTTTATTTCTTCTCGATAAACTCTTTAACTGCTCACCAATCGGTAGGAAATTAACACCTCTAACTTTATAGAGTACAGGCTCATCCACTACGCTTACTTCTTTTCCACTTGCCGTTTTACCTTTAAGTGTGACAAGACCAAACACATTTCTAAAACAGGTAATCTTATCCTGTTCATTTTTTGCAACAATATCTAAGTCATCACGCAAGGCTTTAGGAACACTGCCACAGGAATCCGTACCTTTTGTATCAGGCTTTGCGTCAGTCCAACTAGTAAACATAACTGATTTACAGTTATTCTCTTCATTATCAGCATCAAATTTAGTATACTGAAATGTATTTAAAAAGGGTCTAAAGGAAGCCTTCTCAGCAAAAACAATACCATGTTCTTGGGAGTCTAGCTTAAACAAACCTCTCTTCAGAAGGTTGCCATCAGCATCCTCACTATCATAGTTTATAGATAATCTACTCAGCGTTGAGCCACCTGATTCGGTATCTTGCCCTATCATAGCCATCAATTTATCACTAGATAAATTATCTATGTTACTTATTAAGTCATTCGTCATATAATATTCTCCTATTATAACGTATTTATATCACCATTATATCATATAATTGTGGATAAGTCAAGCCAATTATTACCTTTTTTTATTTCAAAATCTAAGGGAACATTTAGTTCACAATCATACCTATGAAATAATGAGTCTTTTACATTGATAAAGCCAGTTCTTACAATACTTAAAACTTGTTCTATCTCATCAGGGTGTACATCTAATACGATAGAATCATGGACAGTATTAATAATAACGCTTTTCAATTTGTTTTGTTTTAATAATTCCCATACATTAATACATGCAATAGGAACTATATCAGCAGTGGCGAACCCTTGAACAGGGTAGTTCTTAATAGTCGTACCATTACTGTAAGTATATTTCCCTGTATACTTATCTATATTCCTATAGACATTAGGAAAATAATATTCTCTACCACTTGGTAATCTTACTATGTGTGTTTTAAACGCAGTCTCTAATAAGTGCTGATGCCATTTAGCTATATCACTATACTTCTTTAGAAACTTTTCATAATATTCTTTTTCTTTTTTATTACCCATCATTCCACCATACAAAGGTTTAAATGTGTGGGCCTTTGCATCTTGTCTAGAACATCCTATGATATCTGCAGTGTATTGGTGAACGTCTACACCATTCTTGATATCTTCCATACCTTGTTTATCCTGAGCCAAGAATACGGCAGTTCTAAATTCTAATTGAGCAAAGTCTACTTCTAGTATTTGTCCACCTTCAAATCTAGATTTAATTACTCTCTTCACAGGAAACTTATCACCTCTAGGCATGTTTTGGAAGTTAGGTTTAGAAGAAGAAAGTCTACCTGTAGCAGTAGTGTATTGATTATAAGAAGGGTGTAGTATATTATTCTCTCTAGTATTATCTCGGATTCCTGTAATAAAAGTATTTAAATAAGTTTCAATAGCACTATATCTAATGATGTAATCAACAAATTGTTTTAGTGTTCCACTAGAAACATTACTTATCTTATTTAAAGTTTGCTTATCTGTTTTAAATCCACCCTGAGAAACCTCACTAACAGAAGAAGGTTTATGTCTAAACCCAGCCACTGCTTCTGTTTCTGTGTATATAATTCCTTCTTTCTTACATTTGGTACATATGTTTAACATCTTAGAAGGCTTACCGTCTTTATTAGTTTTTCTTATATAACCAACTCCCATACAAGTGCTACACTGTTCAGCTATTGTTTTATGTATTATATCTGTGTGTTTGTTGACAATACCTTGAAACTCTTTGTCAGTCATTCTAGGTCTTCTCTTTGGTCTATTGGTATTTGTGTCTAATCCAATGTTAAATATGGTAGCCCATGTATTCTTATCGTGTACTGCCCTAGAATAAATAACTTTAGATAAGTCTTCAGTAGAGGATAAATTAATTTTAGTATCACCCATAACTTCACTTATTATTTTTTCAATCTTATTTTTTAATTGATAATATTCTTCTGTTAATTCTTTTTCCACCACTTTTAATTCTTCTAAATCAATATGGTTTCCATTACATTCCATATCAATTAATACTCGTAGAAAATCATTCATTAAATCTCTAGTAGGTTTTAAAGTTTTATTTCCTACTTGATTGAACAATCTTACTTGTGTAAGATATAACTGTCTAGTGATAGCCACATCTTGCTTACCATACTCTTCTAATTTTTCCATAGGTATTTCATCAATACCATATCCATTTTCCATATAGGTAGCTAAGATATCAGACTTAACACTAAGTCCTCTTCTCTTACAAGATTCTTTTAAAGATATAGATTTATTTTTTACACCTCGGTTTAGTACATACTCAGCTAACATAGTGTCATATAGCTTTCCGTCATACTTAAAACCAAATTCATAGAGCCATGACATATCAAACTTTAAGTTATGACCTACTACTAAAACAGATTTATCTAAGATATCTTGTATAATCTTTTTATTTTCTTGTATCTTCTTCATATCATTCATATCCTTATGATAAAAGAAAAAGTATTCTTGGTTTATACCAACGCTAACCAATTTATTTTCGTTAATAAATGGTGTTGGGTCACCGTCTTTTGTAAAGGTTGTCTCAACGTCTAATACTGTAATCATAAATATCCTTTCTAGTTTTGTATTGATTTGTATTGTGATAGTGAAGGTATGATGTGTAAACTAAATACAGGATGTGTACCTGATAGTTTATTTTTAGATAGACTTATTGTTCTCACATGCCCTTCGTTAACATCTGTCTCATCTGTAAAATCATTTTTACCTATACCAATAATTAAATCAGCTTCGGCTGCCTTACCTGTCTTAGAATTTTCCATGAGATTAAAACTTAAATTAGATTTTCCATGACCCTCTGCAGAAGCCTGTGACATACCTATAACTAAACAGTTATGTCTTTTGGCAATTTCCCTGGCCTGTGTGTAGATATCTCTTAGTTTTTCGTGGGAAGAATTATGTTTTCCTGCGACATGGACTTTGTCTAACTGGTCAATAATTAATACATCTACCTTGTTATCTTTACAATAAGTATCTAAATATTCCATAGTCATATCTACTTTGTCATGCGTAAAAATTTTATCTTTAATCTTATTCCAATTTTCTTGGGCTATGTGTTTACTGCCATTGTAAATTTCTCTTCTAGTAATATCACTACAGGCATTGACCATTCTCATTTGTGTTCTTCTAGCAGGTTCTTCATTAATAAAATTATGACAGTTAAAACCTTGCCAAGCAAATCCGTCACTCTTAGCAACAAGACTAACCCAAAAGGCAGTCTTACCTGTTTCAGGTCTAGCAAATACAACTATAAAATTACCTCTACCAACTCCCCCTGTAGCGTTTTGCAATTCATAAATGTTAAATTTAAATTCGCCATTATGTTCATTGACCGAAAGTATTTCATCTAAATCAGTAGATACAAGTGTGTCATTTTTATTTTCAAAATTCTCTTCATCAATCTGATTTAAAAATCTTTTAATTTCTGCAAAAGAATGTTTGCTAGGATTGTTTCCTAAATCTATACAAAGTCTAGACATCTCATCTGCCTTTGCCATTTTATACATACTCTTGATAGCATTTTCTATAACACTATCTGACATAGGTTTAGAACTTTCTAGTCTACTAATAATATTTTTAATATTTAATTGGGCATTCACACTTTGGTTAGAGAAATATGTCTCAAAGAAACTAATTCTTAAATCATCATAAGTAATCTGTTCTATTTCAGGATTGTCTTCATAGATTTGACAGATAGCTTTGTAAATATCTTTAACACCATTAGAAAAAAATGTATCAGTAATAATGTTTTTAACTCTAAGGAAGTTCTTCTTTGTTAAAAGAATTTTAAGAACGTATAATCTTAGATTTCCGTCTTCCATGTGGTCCTTTCTATCTTACTGTGTAAGATTTAATATTTTAACTCCAATAACTTTGCTTCCATTTTACATTTAGCAACCTGTAATTCTGTTAAAGTTTTTAAGTTATCAACATCACAATTCACTTTAGTTTCTTCCACGATAGGTTCTAGCTTTTCTATTTTAATATTATCATTTCTATCTCTATCAATAATAAAAGAACAACTAACCATGAGAAATAAAAGAATAGCTATTACTACTGCAAAGAAATAATTAGTGGAATCCATTAGTGTAATTCCTCTATAACTCTAACGACAGGAACATCTCGCATTGTTTCTGCATCAAAATATTTTTCCCTTGTGATGCCACAATTTTTAAGATTGTTTAATGCACTATCC